TCCCGCAGGATGGAACGAAATCTTCGGTGCCCCGGCAGCGGGTATCGGGGGTAAATATACAGGTAAATCATTAAAATTCGATTACGAGATTACCGCTAATACAGAACACAGTCATGTATCCTGTACGGTGATTTTCGCAAGTCCCAAGAACGCCAAGGTCGTAAATGAGACCGGTGGTGCTCTCAATACTACCTGTACACCCCTCCTGACTACCGACTACGTAGTATTAGGAGGTAAAGCCAGAATGAATCCTAAACGTTGGAACATTCATAAGGTACATCACGTGCAGACATCTCCTGTAGTTACAGAATCAAATGGTGTAGAATACATTAACGACTCTGGTAAGGGTCGTCGTTCTTTTTCCATGAGGAATCCCTTCCGTTGTAATAATCGTACTGGGTCATGGTACACAATCGATGATTGGGAAATCACTCCCTCTCAACGCGTACATATGTACGTCTTCAATAACAATGCTTCAACTATTGAGGGCACCCCCTGGGTACAACTCTCCATGGTAGCATCCGGTGTAGCAGATGGGAGCAAGTAGATATACTGTCAGCCTATATAATCACCAGATACCATTCTCGGCGGTCGCCGCAGGCGGTTTTTCCCGCCGCACCGCAGGGTCTAAATACAAATCCGAAACAGTAATTATAATTACGTTTTCGAATGTGTGCCAACTGTGCCAACGACTTTAATATAATATTACAGAGGATTTACTCCTCGCCATTAAAGTCATCTTATTCCTCAGGAATTAAACCGGAAGATCCGTCAGAGGGCACTTCATGCCCGATGGCGGACTCTTCGTCGGGGGGAACATACACTTGAAGCTTTTGCTCCTCTACCTCCCATATCTTCCAACGGTCTCCAGACAGCATGTCGAAATCGGGTAATGTATTAGCAAATATCCAAATATTAGGACAGTCAAAGAATTTTTCTTTGAATGAGTAGCGATCATCGAAAGCGTACCCCGATTTAATCTCTTCTATAGCGGTGTACAGTTGTCCCAGCTTGTCTTTCTTCATAGCACGAGGCATATCAAAAAGGTAACATCGACTGGTGGGCATATCACAGATAATGCGCATAACATCTTTGTAATCATTAAGTGGAGGTAATTTACGCGCAAGTCCGTGACAGCGCATGTAACCAACCAACACACTTTTTCCGATGTTCCCCTTGGGGTCATATATCATATTAATAGTCCTCGTATCCCAGACATCCGCCACATTCACGATGCTCTGTTGCCAAGGGTACAGAGCACCTATCTCCCTAATCTGCCGCGGAATATACACCTGTACATCCTTCTCAGTCCATGGACCCTCTATACGAGTATCGTCCTTTAATACGTAAAAGCAGTTCCCAGAATTCGTATTACTTGTCACGCTCCAGTTACAATGATTCTCCCATGGCTGTACCTTAATCTGACCGGTCAACCGTACCTTTTTTCGTAATGACACTCTGCCTTGAAAGTGTACGTATCCAGTTGTCTCGCCCTTTTCCAGTTGGAAGCACCAGGTCTTTGCGTTTTTCTCAAGCCACGAAAGGATATCGTCTTTCGTAATGTTCTCAGCTTTTAGTGTAAAATCATAAACAGCACAAGCCGCCATATAATCATCTCATAGGTTTTAATCTTTAAGTAAACGTGCGTTTAAAATCACAAATTAAAATCTATACAAACGGTATACAAAATGCCATATGGACGAAAGTATACCCCCCGCTCGTACAAACGCCGAAGCGCTGCGTCGAATCGTAGCATTGTTGCTCGGCGTCCTACAGCGTCTGCTCAGAAGAGCCAGATCTTAGCTCTTAACAAAAAGGTCAACAGGGTAGCAAAGCTTACTCGTAACATTAGTTACACTATATACCACAATTACCAGTTTTCTGGTAGTATTGTGGACCCTTTCAGTACTCACGCACTGATTACTCCCGCAGGATGGAACGAAATCTTCGGTGCCCCGGCAGCGGGTATCGGGGGTAAATATACAGGTAAATCATTAAAATTCGATTACGAGATTACCGCTAA